TGATGGTCGAGATATGATTCAGGAATCCTTGGAGGAGATATTAGACGCTTGTGTATATGTTGCTACAGAAATTCTTAAATTAAAGGATAGAGTAGAAAGATATAAAGCTAATGGTGCATTAGGAAAGGATTACTAAATGGTAGAAATTATGTTAATGTTTATTCTTGTTCTTGTTTTCTATAACAGTAAGTTATGGGAAAAGGGAGAATGGGAAGTAAATAAAACAAAGTGGCTATACTATTGGAAAAATAGGTAATGCCAACACCATTCATGTGTCATGGCTGTGATAAGCCGACAATGAATAGTGACGGAATATGCGATAATTGTGTACAAGATAGCAATCAATCACAAGGATGGGAGGAAGTCGTACCCGGTGTATACGCAGAAAGAAGCGAAGGACAAAGGGGTCCAATTTTCCCATTGGAAGTTAGCAAAAGAAAACGAATATTGCCTAAGCGATGATGGTTATGTTGCTATTGTATTAAAGAGAAAACTATATGAATCAGACAGAAATCAGCCAACCTTGTATATCAGAACTCCATATGGGTACATTATGCACAATCCAAAATCTAAGACACAGAAATTTTATGCCGAGGGCAGGTCGACTCCTTGGACCCTCACTGGGAAACCAGCCCTTGAAGTACAGTCTCGTTCCGAAAGATGGAAGAACCTTGCCCTCGCATATGTTTCAACAAACTTTGAAGCAGACCTTGCTATTGATATGGTCATGGGTCAAACAACTCCCCAGCAGAGAAGACGCTGGAAAAGAAGGATTAGAACAGAGGAGTTTAAAAAAGTGGTAAGAGAAGAATTAGATGTATTATTAAAAGACTCGGGTAAGGACTCTAAGTATGTAATGGAATTACTAGAGGAAGCAATACAGATGGCAAGAGATAAGAAAGATGTTACCAATATGATGAGGGCAACAGAAAAGCTTATGTCATTACATGGTATGGATGATAAGGACACTATGAAGACCACAAGGTCTATAGAAGGTGTATCTACTAAAAAATTAATAGCCGATGTTCTGGAGGAAGAACAGAAGTTGAAACTAACAGAAACAACGGAAAATAATGGAGAACTACGAGGAAAAGTATCAGAAACTCCAAGTACTTAAGAAGTTTAGGGAGAATATGGGACTTTTTGGTAAAGTCTGTTTCCCTACTGCTCTTAATAGGGATATTCCACCTTTTCACACTGAACTATATTCCCATCTTCGCAATGAGTCTAAGAAAAGGCTTCTTATTGCGGCTCCCCGTGGCACTGCTAAGTCTACTACTGTTAGTCTCATTTACCCCCTATGGAAAGTTGCATTTAAACCCGAAACTGAAGACTTATTCATTGTCATTATATCAGAAAGCCAAAGTCAGTCTGTCAACTTTCTCTCAAGGATAAAGTACCATCTTACACATTCAAAAACTTTCTCAGAGAACTTTGGAGACATGGGTCCCAATACTTCTCGTAGGTGGACTAATAATGATATTATTCTGGCAAATGGTTCTCGTATTATCGCTGTGGGGACTGGTCAAAGAGTTAGAGGGTTCATTGAGGGTGATACAAGACCTAACCTTATTATTATTGACGACTTTGAATCAGAGTTAAACGCATTTACCCCAGAAGCCCGAGCTAAGAATCGTAAGTGGATTACTGAAGCTGTTATACCATCATTATCAGATGATGGTAGAATAGCGATGATTGGTACAGTAATATCAGAAGATTGCTTTTTATGTTGGGCTAAGGAGTCACCTGCTTGGGATGTACTCTGGTATTCTATATGGGATGAGAATGAGAAGAGTTTATGGGAAGCTAGATTCCCTAAAGAAAGAATATTACAGATTAAGGATGAATTTTCCTCAGTAGGAAACCTTAATGGATTCTATCAGGAGTATATGAATATAGCACAATCTCCTGATGATGCTCCCTTTAAACCTGAATATATCCAAATACATCACTATGACTTTGAAATCAGAGATGGACAGTCTCTCCTTGTTAAAGAGAAACCTGACGAAGAAGATGAGTTAGTTCCAGTAGCAGTATACTCTGGAGTTGACCCAGCATCTTCATTATCTATAAAAGCTGACTTCTTTGTTATCGCAACATTAGGAATAGATAAAAAAGGTAATGTATATATGATTAATCTTGTTAGAACAAAGATTGACCCTGCTGAACAGCCGGATGCTATTATTAAGCAATATAAGAAATATAGACCTAAAAGAATGAAGATAGAAACTGTTGCTTATCAGGAAGCACTTAGGAGTGCTGTTAGGAAACAGATGCAAGAACAAAACTTATATATACCGGGACTGGAGAAGGGCGTTAAACCCAGAAATAGAAAATCAGAGCGATTACTTTCACTGGTCCCGTTACTTGCGAAAAAACAATTCTTTTTTAGACCTCAGGATATTGAGGCACAGTCTGAGTTCTTATCTTATCCAAGAGGAAAGCATGATGATGTTATGGATGCTGTATGGACTGCATTAGATGGTGCAAGACCTACTAGAAGAGAGCATTTTACTGCAATAGACAAGGCAGAAGAGCTTGGAAGAAAAGTACTTGACTGGATGACAATGTAATAACTAATTTCATGGTGGATAACTTATGGCTGAGAAAAGTACATCTAAACAAATTCATGTAGAGGAAACTCAAGACCTCTTTACCGATTACTCCAATAATAGAGAGAAATGGGCTGTTCAAGCTCAAGAAGACCGAGAGTTCAGATTAGGACAGCAATGGACTAAAGAACAAGCTCAAGTTCTTAGAGAGCGTGGTCAGGCTCCAATTGTAGTAAATAGACTTCATCCAGCAGTAGAAATGGCAAAAGCCCTACTAACTGCTAATAGACCTCAGTTCAGAGTTTCACCCCGTGAAGATAGTGATAATCAAGTAGCTCAGTTATTAAATGGATTACTTGCTTATATGTGGGATATATCAGATGGTGTAACAGCACTTAGAAGTGTAGTAGATGATTACTATGTTTGTGGAATGGGTGCTATGTTAGTATATCAAGACCCTATGAGAGACAATGGTAAGGGTGAAGTTGTTATTAAAGATATAGACCCATTAGATATTTATATAGACCCTAACTCAAGAGATAGATTTGGTGACGATGCTGAGAACATTATTATATCAAGGATGTTCACAAAGAAGCAGGCTGCTAAACTTTATCCTATGTATGAGTCTAAGGTTAAAAATGCTACATCAGATAGAAGTTCTGATAGACCTTCAACAGGTAGAGAACATGATGGAAAGGCAATATTCCCTGAAGATATAGAAACATTAACTGATTCTGCATTAGGTAAATCTGATGAATATGTAAGGGGTTATGAGAGATACTATAAAGAAATGGTATCAAGATATAGAATACACGAATCATTTACTGGTAGAGAAGCAGTAATGGATGATGAAGAATTTCAAGCTTATACTGAACAACCAGCATGGTATATTGAGAATAGACCTTTTATTAGGCAAGATTTAGCACAGCAGACTATGGAACAATTGATGCAGGCTCATGCACAAATGTTAGAACAAGCTAAGCAACAGGGACTTCCACCTGATAATCTACCTCCAGAACCAAAGATAGAACAGGTTACTGTAGGAGAGATGATAAAGGATGAATTAATTAAAGTTGTACAAATAGATGTATGCAGAGTATGTCAAATAGTAGTAATGGGGGACCAACTACTTTATAAGAGGGTACTACCAACAGATAAGTATCCAATAATACCATTCATGAATATTCATACTAGAACACCATATCCTATGTCTGATGTTAGAATGTGTAAGGATATGCAAGAGTATATCAATAAGACTAGGTCTTTGATAATTGCTCACGCTACAACAAGTACGAATGTAAAGATTTTAGTTCCAGCAGGTTCAGTAGATATGAGAGAGTTTGAATCTAAATGGTCACAACCGGGAGTTGCTATCGAAGTCGATTTCGACCAAGGAGCACCCCAACCAGTTCAACCTCTTCCATTACCAAATGAGTTATATCAAAATGAACAGACTGCGAAATCAGATATTGACCATCAACTTGGTCTATATGAGTTAATGATGGGGAATTCTCAAGCCGCCCCTCATACTTATAAGGCTACTGTATCTATCGATGACTTCGGTCAAAGAAAGATAAAATCAAAGTTAATGGACATTGAAGCTGGTCTGAGTCGGGTTTGTGCTGTTGCAATCCCACTTATGCAACAATTGTACCAAGAAGAAAAAGTTATCCGTCTGGTGCAACCCAACAATACGACCAGCGAATATTTAATAAATAAGAATTATTATGACGATTTTACTGATTCCATACGAAAGTTTAATGACATTGGAATAGGTAACTATGATGCAGTAATTGTTACTGGCTCAACATTACCAACTAATCGTTATGCTCAACTCGAACTCTATATGGATGCTTATCGTAATGGATTGATAGACAAAGAAGAAGTTCTGAAGAAAACAGAAATCTTCGATGTTGAAGGCGTTCTTGAAAGAACTGACACAATTGAACAACTACAGTCTCAATTGCAAGGTGCTGAAGAACAAATCAAGAAGTTACAAGGTGATATGCAATCTAGGGATAGAGAGAATGTTAATCTTAAACAACGAGTTGAGGTTGAAAAATTTAAGGCTGACCTCGATAAGGTTTCGAACCGTGCTTCTGCCGCCGGAACCATATATGAGAAACGCCTTGATGACGCTACTAGTGAAATAGCATCTGAAATCAAAAGAGCGAAGAAGGATGCTGGCACAAAAAAGGATACCCCTAAACGCTAGTTAGGGCTCCATATTGAGGAAACATTGATATGTCTCAAGAAAATCAACAAGGTCAAGTAACCGACTTGGAGGATTCTCTGTTCACAGAGGAAGTAGTTGATGAAGTATTCGCACCTGCTGGTGGGAACATACCAGAACAAGCACCTACTCCGGTAGCTGAAGGTTCTGCCGTACCCAATGGAGAAGTGCGTTTTGCAGATTCAGCAAATAACGAAGAGGTTCGTTATCAATATTGGCAGTCTGAAGCAGACAAAGCCAAAAATGAGAATGAGCAATTAAAGAAAACTGTAGAGATTCTACAGGATACTATTAAACGCCCAGACTCGATTGAAGCTCAGCCTCAAGAAATTGAGGACCCTGAGCCCGAGCCGTTTCGTGACTCACCAGAGAAACCAACAAGACCCATGAACTTCAACAGAGCTGAAGCCTATGATGACCCATCTAGCCAATCTGCACAATATCTGGACCAAATGGACCAGTATCGTGATGATATGGATGAATGGAATAGTGATAGGGTTTCATATGAATCTGACTTACTAAGACAGGAAAGGGAAACCTTACAGGAAAACCAACGAAGACAACAAGAAGCATATGAAGCTGAACAGCGTAACGCCGAACAGGTGAACCAAATTTCTTCACAATTAAAGCAGAATTACGGTGCAAATGATACCGAAATCGCTGATTTTGTTGAAAAAATGAGTTCCCCCGAATCGTTAAATGTTGATAACTTATGGCGTTTGTATCAAATGGACAAAGGACAGGTACCTGCACAACAACCAGCACAGCCCTCTCCAGCGTTCAATCAAGTCCAGAGAGCACAATCAATTCCTTCGCCTATGGGCGTTCAAAGTGCAGCAAACACTGCACAGACGACCAAAAGTCCGGAGGACATCATAATGGATGATTTGATTGGTGACTATAAAAGTAAAAATCCTTGGAATGACTAAGGGTAACTTAAACATAATAGACTAGGAGTCTAAAATGGCAGACCAGTATAGTATCAACGCCGGAGGTGCAATGCAATCTTCTTCTATCAATGATAGCAGACGGATGTATAACTTTGGCGAACGAGTTGCTGAATTGGCACCAGCCCAATCTCCATTTTTTGTCTATCTCTCAAAAGTTGCTAAGAAATCCACGGATGACCCTGTATTCAAATTTTTGGAACAGCGTCATCAATGGCAACGCCGTAACTTTGAGATAAAAACAACCAA